CTTTTAACTACTCGACCTTCACCTACTACAAGCTTCAGCTTACTTTCTAAATCAGTAAGAGAATCAGAAGCTCTTGCAATACCTTTAACTGCACCAGAAGCGGCAAAAGCAGAAGTAATGCCTACTGCTAAATTTTTAAATGCACTTGTAGCTTTTTGAGTAGTCTTATCAATATTTGATACAGATCTTTCTAATTTGTCTAGGTCAGAACGAGCAGCCTTTGTATTAGCTCGTACTCTAATCTCTACACCACTCATATATTATCCTTCCTAAATAAAAAAGCCCTAGACGATACCTTATTATAAAGGTGCCATCTAGGGCTATGGTATTTTAAATTAATTTGTAAGTATTCCAATTGTTATAAGAACTTGTTCGATAAAGTATTTAGGAGCTTGTTTACTTGTTCCTTGATTCAAAAACGATATATATTCTACGTTATTAAAAATTGTACCTTTATCTTCATTCTCGATAGATAAGTTTGTTTTAGTATTTTCCCAACCTGATCTAGCTTTACCAGTATCGACCGGGGTTACTGTTCTTAAAGTTTCAGTAGCATAATCAATTCTTTCATCAATTGTTGCATCTGCCATCTTTAAGACTTCTTTTTCAACCCTATCCATCTCTTCTCTAAAGTTAACAACTTCTAAGGAAACTAAACTATTTGACATTAGAAGATCTCCAATTTATCTTTAGATTTGCTATTTGCAGCTTGCATCATTTCTAAAAGTTTACCTTTAGGTTTAGCTTGATCTGGAATTTGACGCTCAACTTCTTTTTGTTTTAACATTCTTAATGTTGGAAAGAAATCTTCAGGTTTGCCTTTGGCTCCTTGTGCTCTTAACAACATGTAAGTTCGTTGATCTTCTCTCCAGCCCAAAGGTCTTTCTTTAAAAAATAAGATCCATTTTAAGAACTCTTCATAAGCCATTTCATTTTGAATAAATTCAGCAGTCACCCCTATGTTATAAGCAACTTCAAATAAAACAAGTTCTTCTTCGGTTAGTTTCCCTCTGTCTTATTATCTCCTAAACCGGAAAAGGACATAATATTGTTTGATAAGCTGGTTAAAGCTTCTAGAGGGAATTCATTAAAATCTTCGTCAGTTAATTCATCGGCACCGACTACCGCAATACGAATTACTTTTTTGAGGAGATCTAGCTGAGCGGAATCTGATTTAGACTTTAGAGTCTGTTTTGAAAACTCCTGGATCTTCATAACTTCAGAGACGGTAAGCTTTTTGACTTCTACCTCTGAACCCATAAACTCAAAATTCTTTGTAATACGCTTACCTACAAGGCTTTTCATACTCATTTTTATATTCCTTACTTAATTCTGTCTTTTTCTTCAAATAAATTTTTATTGTTCTGTTCAAATTCATCTAACATTTTTCTCATAGTATGAAGAACAGACAATGTTTCCATAATTTCTTTACCAGTCTTTGAGTCATTATCAAAGTCTTGAAAACGCTCAAATGATTTACCAATACTGATATCTACGCTACGACGCATATGCCTTAGAGTCGTACGCATAACAAATGCTTTACTAAATGGTTTTTCTGTCATATATAATACTCTTTATAGAAAAGGAGGAGATTTCTCTCCCCCTTCTTTAAGGTCAACTATTAGGCTGCTGCAACAGTTGCAGGTCCAAAGAAGTCGGACTGAGCAGAAAGTGTAACAGTAGCAGTAGTTGCATCTGTTAGCTGTGGGTTGACAAGGATCGCCTCAATCTTACCACGGAAATAGAACTCAGTGTTATTAGTTGCAATAGTTGCACCAAGGGAAGTCGCTAGATCAGTAGAAGCTTCACACATGATAAAGCGGAATACAGCAACTGTACCGATAAGATCGTGGAAATCTGTCATATCTTCTGGTACGTAGTTTACAGTAATTTCTAGTGAAGGTGCATCTGCCTGACCTTGAACCTGTGAAGAGGTCTTCTGACCATAAACAGGAACGTTAACAATATTTGCAGGTGTACCAACAGAAGGGAATTCCCGTACTGAAGGCATACGATCGATATCTGCTGAATTAGCAGTACTAAAAAGTGCAGCAAACTCAGCAGCATCTGTGTAACCAGAACTGTCTGTTGAGCCAGTGTAAATGTCTAGGTAGGAAAAGATACCTGCCTGAAGGCTATTAATATGTGCCATTATTTATTCTCCATATA